CCAGTTGGATAACCTGCGATCGGATCAAAGGCCACAGCTCAAAATAAAAACACAAAAACATGGCAAAACAAGTATCACAGTTAAAACAAGTCGCTCCTGAATTTCAAAGCAGGCGCGGAGCAGTAAAAGCTGAAAGCGTTCTTGTTGCAGGAAAGATTGCTCAGGTAATCTTTGACACGGCAGGAAACGACAGTGCAGGAGTTAGCAACAAAACAGTTGCAGCACACGGTTTGGGAGTTTATCTTCCAATCGGAGCAGTTATCACAAGAGCTTGGTATCAAGTTAAAACTTCCTTTTTGTCAACAGCAGGAGGGAGCAATTTGGCAACAATCGCATTAAGCGTTAACGGAGCCAACGATCTTGTGGCAGCAATTGCAATCGCAGACGGTTCAAATGTTTGGAATGCCGGAGTGCATGGAACATTAGCCGGAAGCTATGCCGAAAGAACAGTCAACGCTGATACCGCAATCTTAGACGCAGCCTCAAAAGCAGCATCAATGATTGGACCAGTGTCCGCTGAAAAGGAATTGACCGCAACAGTTGCAGTCGCAGCGTTAACAGCCGGCAAGTTAATCTTGTGGGTTGAATACGTCCAAGGATTATAATTAAGAGATAAAAAAACAAATGAATTTCTTTCAAGTAATTTCAAACATCAGCCACAATGGAACCAAGTTCTCAATTGGGCAAATCATTGAGGCTGAGTTTGCAGAATTTGAGCATTTAGTAAAAGCCGGAGCCTTAAAAATAATCGAGAGAGCAACATCCATTGACGAGGCAAAGGAAATAGCCGGAGCGGAAAGCCAAGCAGACATTAAAACCGAACCGGAAACAAAAGCCGAAGATCAGCAAAACACTTGGGGACCGAAAAAGGAGGAAGACAAAGCTCCCGAAACAGCCCCTGTGAACGCTTCTGATTCAAAAACGGACGAGACATCGGATACTGCCGAAAACAAGCAGGCAGGAGAAGATGGAGCGATAAAAGAGCCATCAGAAACTGCGACCGACACCAATGTCGGTAGCAAAACCGATGGAGCAGCAGACACCGGCGACAATTTATAACTTTTACACCATGGGCTTTTATGAGCCCAGGGATGTGAAAATTATTAATCTTTAAACAAAAAACTATGGGACTATTTTCATCGAGAAAAGGAAAAGCAATAAACATTCAGGCAGAGAGCGCCATTGCAGTAACCCCAGGAGTAACAGTATTCTCTCCATCAACTCTTTTTATTGGGACAGGAGGTAACATCACGGTTACAACAGCAAACGGAGAAGCCGGAGTTATTTTTAAAAACATTTCAAGCGGATCGATATTGCCAGTGCTCGTAATTGCAGTAACCGCCGCAACAGCAACAGACATAGTAAGATTAAGTTAACAAAATGCAAAATCACATCGGCATTACAATTATGGTCGGAGGTGATGATAGCGACGGATTAGTGCCACCGCACTTTTTGAATTTGCAGGATGAGTCAGATTTAACTTTACAAAACGGAAATCCTATAACATTAAATTAAAAAAATATGGCAACAAAATTACAAGATTTACCGGCAGCATCCGCAGTTGCAGACACAGATATAGTCTTTGAAGTTGCAACTCCGGCAACAACGCCCACCGATAAAAAGGTGCCGTTTTCAGTTATTAAGTCATTCTTAAAGACTTACTTTGACAACATTTATCAGGCAATCGGTGCAGGATTTTCGTACACAGTACAGGACAAGACCGATGACTATCCGATTGTTGTTGGAGATTTAGGAATTGGAAGTACGATAACAATGAACAATGTCGGACTGAAAACATTCACACTGCCGACTTTATCAGCCGGAGATTTAGGAAAACAAATTACGCTTGTTAAAAAAGGAGCAGGGCAACTAACGATACAAGCCGGAGCCAGCCAGAAGATTGCAGATAGCGGAGCGACAGGAACCATTTATGATGCTGAAGCCGGAGAGACGTACGCAACAATTACTTTGATAGCAACAACCACAACTCAATGGAACATTGTGGGAATAAACGGAACGTGGACAACAACGGATCCGTTAGCATAAAAATATTAAACAAAAAAATCTATGCCATCAACAAGAACAGATAAATGTCAATTACCAAAAACAGGGTGGAGTACATCATATGTCACAGGTGGTGGAGATGATGGAGATATTCAAGCAGGAAGTCCAATCTTGCCACGATTTATTGATAACGGAGACAACACGATAACCGACAGAGTGACGAATAGGCAATGGATAAAACAACCCGAGCTTTTAATTCCTGATGGATTAAATGCAAGCAACATCGGAGTGGCAAAAGGATTGTGGGCAGCAAACACATCATATTTAGCTGGAGACATTGCAGACAAAGCCAGCGATTACTCGGCATGGATTTGTTTAGTAGCACACACAAGCATAAATCCTCCGAGCTTTGCAAACGCAATAAGCTATAGCAGTGGAGATGTAGTATTAGATGCTGCAGGAGATGGCACATATTATCAATGCGGAGCAAACGAAACGTCTAATGCGCCATTGCTCGGAACGATTGCAGAAGATATAACAAATGGAGGTTCGTGGACTCAGGTTGCAACAGATGTGGGGTCATTGTTTGACTTTGACCGCACAACAAATCCAAGTTACTGGTCAAAGAGTATTTGGGGAGCAGACGATGGATCTGGCAATTTAGTACCAAGCCAAATGCCGTGCGATAACGCTGATTCAGGAGGTGCAAATAATGGAGCAACAGAAGCATGTAAAGCATTAACAAAAGCAGGAAAGAGCGACTGGTATTTGCCGAACATAACAGAACTTTTGAGCTTAGTGGATTACAGCCAAGTCAGCCCGGCAATTAATGCAGCGATGTTCCCGAATATAAGAACAGATAATTATTACTGGACAAGCACCCCGTACGCCGGCTACCGCACGTACTACGCCTGGGTTGTCAACTTCGGCGATGGCGTCACCTACAGCAACTACCGCAACGGTAACGGCTATGTCCGGCCAGTCCGCCAGTATTAATTTAGATATTTGGATATTAAACGAATTTTATGGCACATTACGAACACCTACCACTTTACAATAAAGCATTCAGCATCCTGCGTGAATTCCATATCCGAGTGCCGAAATTCGCAAAGCAGTACAAATATTCGCTCGGAGGATTAAAGACAGAAAACAGATAAAACAATACTGGACTGAAAGAAATAATCCTGAATATAAACAATGGCGAAATGGAGTTTTTAACAGAGATAAAAATAAATGCAAAATCAACGATAAAAATTGCAAGGGTAAGATTGTGGCACATCACATTTTATCTTGGCATGATTACCCAGAAGCAAGGTATAAAATTAAAAATGGTATAACATTATGCCACGCACATCACCCTCGTAAGAGAGTGGATGAGCAAAGACTTATACCAACTTTTGAAAAGTTGGCGGAGGTCAGATGAACCCAATTTGGCACTAAATCACAACTTCACAAGTAAGGATGGTAACGCCGGGAATTACATTAATTTTAATGTGTTCATTGAGCCCAAAAAATCCACAGACGCACCGAACACAAGGCAGGCAATATTGAAAATTAATTATTGGAAAGACAATGCTACGAGACAAATTGCCGGAGCCATCCCAATGGACGAGGAAATGAACGGCGGACCCGACAGCAGAATTGTAGGATTCAAAGGTATCTATAAATTCGCATACGACCTGACGAGCACAAAGAATGTCTTTGACCAGGGGTATGACTTTTTAAAGACATTGCCAGAATTTACTGGAGCAATAAATGCATAAATAAATCCCCATGGACTTAATAGAAATAATCAATCCATCAAACATAATGTTTGCCCTCGGAATTTTAGGGGTGATATTTTCAGTATTTTTCTATTTTAGAAAACCTCAAGAAAAATTAGAAAAAAAACAGATAATCGCCGAGGAGAATTTGAAAGACAAAGCTACAATTTTGTCGCAAAAAGAAGCAGAAGGTAAGGCGCAACTATTAGCACAACAAGTCCAATGGGAGAAGGAGGCTAACGAAAAAAAGTTCAATGAATTCAGTTGCAGATTAGATACCGCAATGACATTGGCACAAAACCATATTCATACGATAGACACAAAGGTGGACACATTAATTACAACAATTGGAAAAATGAGTAATGAAATAACAAGACTATCAACGATAATCGACGAAAGAATACCGAAAAAATAGTTCTTTTAAACAAATGGTGGCTGAGGGTGCAACTTGCATAGATTGTACAGACTTTCATCCATGGGCAGAACATGAGTTCCGCCCTCAACCACCAACACAAAGGAGGTTTAGATGACCATATTCTGGTGCAAAAAGCACGGATTTTGTCCGGTCAACGGATCATTGGAACATTGCCTCGCACAGAACAGACATCAAGGTTGCCCTAATCTTACAAGATTGCCAACCGAACACCCGAAAGGAAAGCACGATGACAAGTATCGCCGTAAAGAGCGCAGGAAGCAACGTAGAGTGCTACAAAGCCTACTGCCTACCTATAACGGACAAAGATGACCTGCACATGCTGGTCGCGCACCTGCCAGGGTTTATGGACACGGCAGAAGCCAACAACCGACAGATGGTAGTCGAAATCTACTATCAGAATATCCCACCCGAAAACTCCTAACCATAAAGCGGAAGCCCAAGTCAAAAATATTAACCAATAAAGGGCTTTGTGGCTTCCGCCTTTTTTTAAATATTCAAACAATGGTAAAATAAAGAAAAAGATATGAAAACAATCTTATTTCCAACAGAGCCATCAATAAAACGCGAACGCACAAGCGTCACAACAAACACCGCACCAGGCACAGCCGTGGTGCTTCCAGTTGCAAACTCGAGCGGATTTGTAGCCGATGATTTTATAGTTGTGGGACCGGAGGGAAGCGAGCAAGCGGAACTTTGTCAGATAACATCCGTAACCCAACAGACAATCACATTGGCGACAATGAAGATGGTTCATTACGCCGACGAGCCAATTGTTAAATATCAATACAACCAGCGCAAGTTTTATGGAAGCCTGACAGCATCAGGAAGTTATACAGAGCTTACAGGATACGGAAGCCCGGCAGACATTTTGCCAGGAGACCCACAAGGCAATTATTTGGAATACGATGGAACTGAGGGATACGCATATTTTAAAGCAACATATTTTAATACAAAAACAAGCGACGAAACAGACTTGGCGGATTCGCCAGCAGTCTCCGGAGACGACAGCACAAGGTACTGTTCGATTTATGCAATCAGAAAACAAACCGGATTAACAAACAATCCGTTTATTACCGATGCTCAAATTGAAACATATCGCAAGCGAGCAGAGAACGAGGTAGACAGTTATTTAAACGCAAAATACGTCCTACCTTTGACGAATAGCTCAGGGACGCAGGAAATACCGTTTTTGGTAGAGAACATCGCCACACTGCTTGCAGGAGGCTACATGGACTACCAGGAATTCGGAGCCGACGGCCAGGGAGTCAAATGGTTGGGAGAAGCCAGGGCAATTTTAAAACAATTGCAAAGTCCAGGCGGACAACAGTTGCTTGGAAGCGACAGATTGGAAATGCAGACAAAAGCCAACTCAAACGGAATCATGAGTTATCCCGATCAAGTAGACAACGTCAACGGACCCGACCGCAAGTTTACAATGCGACAAAGATTTTAGATTTACCGCCCCAAGTTTCAGTTTTTCTATGGCATGGAACGCAAAGAGTGCGGCCATTGCTGACATCAAAACGCAGGTCAGGGAATCGAGAGAAAGGCTTAATATGGTCAGCGTTCAGTCTATCACCATGCTTACCGCATAGAACGCACGTGAAGTCATCTCTTTTAAAAACATCTGCACGCCACTGTTTCATTTTAAAAGAATTACGGATGATGATATTTTTGGGAGTGACACCACCGCGCCACTGAGGAGACCTATCACCATTAAAATATCTACCCCTGCATATCAGATTACAGAATTTAGCAGTTTTTTTACGATAACCATGCACCAAAATGTCCTTTTTGCAGACCAAACATTTGACTTTTACCTTTTTAACCTGAGGCAAAGCAGCCTCTTTCTGATAGATTTTCTTAGCAACAGACTGGCATTTTGTAGAGCAGGAGTGATATTTTATATTAAATCGGGACGGAAAAACCCACACAGGTGTGCTACAATTAAAACAAGGAAAGAATTTACCACGCTTAATCCTATTCATACCATAATTATACACTAATTGCTTATCACTATCAACAACTATGGGATTCGGTCTAATGTTTCAAATAGAGGGAGATGTAGAACTTGCAAGAGTTTTACGAGTGGCAGCTGACAAGATAGATAACTGGACTCCGGCGTTCGAGGAGACGGCAATAACGCTAAAAAAGATATTCAGTGAGGACGTTTTTAAAACACAAGGAGCGATAATCGAAGAAAATTGGTCGCCATTGAGCAAAGCATACGCATACAGAAAGGCTAAAAAATACCCTGGGAAAGGAATCCTTGAGGCCAGCGGAACGATGAAAGCAGGATTTATGACCATGTTTAGAAACGATATGACGCAGATTTGGAACGAAATATCATACTTTAAATACCACCAAAGCAACCAGCCACGCACAAAAATGCCAAGGCGCGTGATGATGAAGCTCGCAGAAGCACAGAGAGTACAGGTGGTCAGAATATTCCAAAAATACTTTTTACAAGTAACAAAATAAAAACATGGCAGACGAAATCTATGTCGACCCGATACTCAAAAAATATGGAGACCTAATCCAAAATAATACCAAAGTGTTCAAACGGATTTATTTTGGAGAGCCAATCAGAATCGGAGCCAGCGAATTGCCGTCCATCATTTTATCCAAGGTCGATACGTCAGTTAAAAACTTAAGTAACGTAGAGGACGAGCATAGCATACGCATTTCATTTACGGTTGTGACTGACGTAAGAGAAACCATCAGCGATGATAAGCCGATGGTCAAAGGAATAAACCAGTTGTACGACTTAATGGAGGGCAGGCAAGACGGTACATACGCATTAAAACCATCATCATTATTGGGAATTCTAAGACACAACGTTGAGCTGGACGTATCGCAAAACCTGCGCACAGATCTATCCTCATCGAGCAGAGTAAGCTATGGAATGACCCAGGGAAAGAGAAGCGAGAACGGATGGGCTATCGAGGGTATGGTCGAGATTACTTGTCATTTTATACAAAACAGGTAATAAGGTGTATAATTAAATAAAATAACAAACATGGAAACAAAAACAGAAACAAAAAAAGAAGCAGAACCAAAAATACAAAAGGTTACTGCTGACGTAGACGTAGACTTCCCATCTCTTAATTGGGCAATTTCAGCCGGAACAACAAAAGAACTTCCAGCTGACGTTGAATCGCAAAAAAGAATTTTAGCAAATCATCATATAAAATTAATCAAATAAAAACATGTCAACAAAAATAAGCGGACGACAAACGGAGGTGGGCATAGCTATCGAAACGACAGCTGGCACGCCTGTATCGGCTCAAGATTTTTTCAAGTGGGAAAGTCTTAGCTTAGTAAGCATGAGCGATAAAGTATTGCTTAATAGCGCGCGCGGAATTAGAAACAAAACCTCTAACAGCATAGTGGTAAAACAGTATGGCAAGGGTTCGATAGAGTTTGTCCCAACAGTAGATATGCTTCCCTACATATTAGATTTATTCATGGGAACAAAGACATCATCGGCAGCACACTCCGGAGAAACAACGGTCTATGACCATTTGTTTGCAATAAATAATGCAAATGCCTCAATGCGAACAGGGACATTAACCATTAAACAGGGAGGGATACAAACAGAACGATACGCAAATTGTGTTGTTGATTCTCTTGACCTTACCATTGACAAAGACTTTGCGAAATGCAAAATCGGTATTTTGGGTAACTTCCCGGACACAAGTGCAATCAGCCCGAGCTACACTCAAGACACTCTATTTACTAAAAATCAGATGTTGGCATACTTCGGAACCAGCTTCTCCAACGCAATAGGAAGCCCTGCAAGCACAACGCTGACATCAGACACAACAGCTCCAGCAGACGGATCGACAATCGTCATAGGAAGCATTACATACACGCTTAAAACGACTTTGACAGCAGCAGGAGTGCCATACGAAGTGTTCATAAACACGACTCCAGCCGCCGCATTTGCTAACTTGAAAAAAGCCATTAACGGAACAGGTACGCCAGGTACAGATTACGGAGTAGGCACAGTGGCTCATCCTCAAGTGATTGCGACAACAGTGTCAGGTACACCGACATTGTTAATCGTAGCCATCCAAAACGGCACAGGAGCTAACACAATCGCAACGACACAAGCCGGAACATCGCACTGCACATGGTCAGGAACAACAATGACTGTTGGCACGCCAGGCGTAGGAGCAGGCCCAACACCATTGCTTAACTTCACACTTAATTTAGCCAACAATGTGCTATTTGACGAAGCATTCTTGTCAGGCTCGGCAAATCCAGTCGCCGGAGGATTCGTGGCAGGATCGCTTCAGATAAAGGGAACTTACACATTGCAGTTCTCCGACACCGTAGAATTGGCAAAATATCAGCAAAATACACTCAATGCTTTAGTGGTAGTCCTTAACGGAGCCAAAGTCGGAACTGTACCAACTCTCGAGCAAATAATTTTAAAGATGGGCAAATTGGTACTAACAAAAGCTCCAGTTGAATACCAGCTTGACGGATTGAATTATATCAAGCAGGAATTCGAGGTAAGCTACGATGCCACCGACAAAGAATTCTCGGCAACTGTAACCAACACAAACGCCGGAGCAAATTATTTATAATTAATTAACGCCGGAGGGATTGCGTCTTCGCTATCCCTAAGAACACAATCCCTCCGGAAAAAACAAATGGAAAACACACTTGAAGTAGCAACAGAGGGCGGACACAAAATCGTCCTCAAGTCTCAAATCTCTTTTGGAGAAAAACGTTCTATAAACGATGCATTTAATGTTGCAGCGATTTATGAGAACGGAGTAAAAACCGATAAGAGTATGCAGGCACAGCTAAATGCCAGCACAGATAAAGCCATTGAAATTATTGTTGTTTCAATCGATGGAAAAACGACAGACATCGTTTCTGAATTCATGAAACTACCCAACCGAGACGGATTGGCTGTGATTGAAAAAATCAGCGAAATTACTGACAACAAAAAAAAAGAACCAGCTACTCCAAAGATTTAGAAAATCTCCTTGACGATAAATGGAGCGGAGATATTCTGATGCTGGAAATCATGGAGAAGTATGGCTGGGATTATCACACCTACCAAAACCAGCCTGAGTGGGTGATTGATTTAATCTTAGAAAAAATTAAACTCGAGGGGAAAATTGCGAAATCTAAAATCCCCATACAACCATAAAAATGGCAGATGATACTCAGCAAAAATTAACCATAGCCATCTCTGCGATAGACCAAGCATCGGCCATTTTTAAATCATTGGCGGCGAATGTAGCCGAGGCAGGAGGGCAGATAACAAACTCAAACCAGCAATCTGGTAATTCTTTTGCTACATTAGTGGCAAGTATTTTTACAGCCCAAGCCGCATACGGATTGCTGATGACAGGATTAAGAGATGTAAAAGGATTTTTTGAAGACTCAATCGGTGCGGCTTTCGATGTGTCAAAGACAATGGTCCAGGTACAAGTCGACGTGAAAAACGCCGGGCTTTCGTATGCATCAGTCGGTCCGCAAATAGATGCCTTAGCAAAGAAAAACGAGACGCTCGGATTTACACAAGAAGAAACCCAGCTCTCAATGGGTAAGGCAATTTTGTCTACCCACAGCTACAGCGAAGCGGTACAACTGAATTCTTTAGCGATGGATTTATCGGTCGCAAAAAATATCAGCTTAGATGAAGCCACGTTAAAACTGAACCAGGCGATGGCCGGAAACACAAGGATTTTAAAAGAATACGGAATATCTCTCGACAGTGCATCAACCTCGGCAGACGTTTTAAACACCGTACAAGAGCAGGTAGGAGGCTCAGCAGCCGCTTTAGAGGGAACTCCAGCAGGCGCATTGCGAGAGATAAAAGCACAATGGGCTGGAATTAAAGACGAAGTTGGAAATCAACTGTTGCCAGTTATAGAGCAACTGATGCAGGAATTTGAGAGGAATTTGCCGGAGATAGAAAATCTTGTTATTGGAGGAGCCGGAGCGATGGAAAAATTCGCAGAAGCAGTATTGGCAGTCACACCAGTTATTGTTGATTTAACAATCGCAACGGCTGCATTTTTTGCAACAATGGGAGTTGGAGCGACAATTGCTGCTGTTGATAGTATAATCATAGATTTACAGGCATCTATGCTTGCCGCAACAACGGTCACAGAGGGAATGACATTGGCATGGGTCAATTTAGATGCAGCAATGGATGCAAATCCGCTCGGAGCTTTAGCGATAGTTATTGGTATCGTAGCAGTCGCCGTAAAAGAGGGAATCGATGCATTTAATAATTATAAAAAGGCAGAAAAAGAACAAGAGGACGAATCAACAAAACTCATAGCTAATTTAACTCAGCTGGCAGATGCATACAACAAAGTCCATACCTCCGCACAAACATCAGTGTTTGATTTAGCAACTCAAGGATACGGTTCAGCTAAAACAGCAGAAGCCACAAAAGATTTAGAGGCAGAATACACAAACCTTGATAATAAATTAAAGGATGGTACAATCTCACAAAAAGAATTCGATGACCAATCAAAAGGTATAGTATCAACACTTACCGACCTCGGAGTAAAAATCTACAGTGCCACAGATAACTTTGACGAATTTGGAAATAGAATTCCAAAGGCTGCAGCCGCCGCATCAAAGTCTGTATCAGATGCGGAAAAAGTTATAGTAAAACACGCTGATGCGGTTGCAAAATTAGGCACAGAATATGATAAGTTCCAAGCACAGGCCAACACCGATTTAAATGAACTGAAAGACACGTGGGCGGACAAAGCAACAACGATTCAAGATACAATAACCAAAATGCAAAAAGGCATAGCTGATTTGCAAAAGAGTTATGATGATCAAAAAACATCGGATACAGCAAGCGTTGCCGATAAAATCGTCGCATCAGAACAAAAAATTGCGGATATAAAAAAGCAATTATCTGAATCAACCAGTGCCAGTCAGACAGAGAATTTAAATGAGCAGTTAGCAACCGAGCAGGCAAATTACGATAGCTCGCTGGCCTACAGACAAGCGAACACTGCAGCAATGGCAGAAGCGGAAAGACGCGCCGGAGAAACTGATTTGCAGAGAACAATCGAGGACTATAATACCAAAGAGGCAAAAGACAAGGAAGCATTTGACAGTCAGATGAAAAACCAACTGGATGCATTGAATGATTTTGTCAATAAATCTATGCAGGAGGTTTTAGTGGCTCAAATAAAAGTATTGACAATACAAGTCGCTCAAACTGCAGCCCACAATGTTTTTATACAGCAAAGCAATGCAAGAGCAGACCAGACAACCAAAGAGGTAGACAGCGAAGTAGCAGATTACACTCGTGCAACTCAAGCATTAAATCAGTTAAAATCTGCCCAGGGAGCAGCCGCAGTTCAAGGAGCATCAAATAATGCCGGTTCGATATTTACATCAAGTCCATATAAATCAGTCAATGACGCAATCATTACGCCACAAGGAGTTGTTAAAACAGCACCCGATGACTTTATCATTGCAACAAAAAACCCTGCATCTTTAGGCGGTGGTGGAGACGGAGGAGTCACGATTAATATTATAAATCCAACAGTGCGTAAAAATGGAGACATCGATGACATGAGAAAAAGCGTGGAACAAGTCTTCAGAAGCGTTTTAATAAACCATAAAATAGTCCATATCTAAAATGACAACGCTTACATTAACAATAAATTCTGTAGATTTCTTACCGCAATATGTTACAGGAAGCACCAAAATCCAATCGCAAATCGCCAACCAAGGCGATACTTTAGATTTTAAGATTACACAAAAATCAGGACAACAAGCTCCAAAACAGGGAGCTGAGGTTATATTCGCAGACAGAAGCCGACGTTTATTCGGTGGATACATTTCAAAGATAACTCCGGTAGAATATGGAGTAGGTCAGATTATTGTTTGGGATGTTGAAGTTACAGATTACACATACCTGTTAATTAACAAGTTCGCACAAAAAGCATACTCTGGCCAGACATTAAAAGCTATCGTGCAGGATTTGGTAAGCAACAACATAGATGCCGGATACTCGATGACAACAAACAACGTGCAGACCGGGCCAACAATCACAACGGTTGCGTTCAATCACATCAGCCTGCGCCAGTGCTTTGAAAAATTGGCAAAGTTAACCGGATATAGCTGGTGGGTAGATTACAACAAGGACGTCCATTTTGTTGACGCCACCGGAACAGACCTCGCTCCGGAAAAATTCACAGACGCAAACCCAGGCAACCACGAAAACGTGGCAATCACAATCGACGTGAGTCAAATGCGAAACTCGATTGTGGTCCAGGGAGGAACACAGGAAAGCGGAAATTATACCCAGCAAATATTGGGAGACGCACACGCCAAAGAATGGGTGCTTTTGTATCCGGTAAAGAATATGATATCGGTATCGCTTAACGGAGTAAGTAAGGCATACGGCGTAGATCCGACGGATGACGAGGGCAGTAATTATTTTATGTATAATCCGACTCGTGGAGCATTGAGGGCATCGAGTAGAAGCCCAACGCCAATCGCCACGGACGTGATAACAGTTGTTTACACATACGAAATAGACGTCATTGCAATTATGAGCTCGGCACCGAGCATCGTCGCAATGAAAGCAATCGAGGGAGGAGACGGCGTGCACTCAAGTTCAATTATTGACTCAACAATTTTGTCAAAAGACGAAGCACGCCAACGTGCCCAGCAAGAGCTGGCAAACTTTGCAAACCCAATCGTATCCGGAGTGATTACAACCAGGACAGGACTTTTACAAGCAGGGTCATATTTTAAAATCGGTCAGGCTTTGACAATAAACATGCCAGCATGGGGCATTCCGAGAGACACACCATTCGTTATTCAAAAAGTTGAAACAACAATTGACGAAAGCGGAAGCCAACTTGAATACACTTACAAAATAACATTCGGCGGAAGACTGCTGAGTGTGGTAGATTTTTTAAATTCTATAGCGGCACCCGAAGACACGCTGGCAACCGACGACCAGGTGAGCAAGATTTTCAGCGTCCCGGAAGTTGTGACAATTACCGAAGTCATCACTAAAAATAATAACGTAAAAAGCGTAAATGAGACCGTAACAGTTGCCGAAGTGATAAGCAAAGTAAACGTGACGCCACCATTTAAATGGGCACCAACAGGATCAGGAACAAAGGGTAGATGGAATAAATCAGAATGGGGCTAAACTATTCTAAAAAGTCCAAGAGTGTTATAATTAATTAAAAGCAACAACATGAACGAGACAGCAGAACAAATCAAAATAACCGGCATTCATACATTTAGAAAATACGATATGAGCACGCCGGAGGCTCAACGCTTGGAAAAAGAAATCCAAGCACACATTGCAACATTCAAAGACTGCAAGGATTTTTTATCGCAGGCAAACCACCACATCACATATAGAAAATTATTTGACGAATTACAAAAATATAAGACAGGAGAACTGGTGGTCAGAAATATTGTCGTGACAGTTGGGCGCTCAGTTTTGGCACAGAGATTGGCAAACACCACGACATACACCGGGACAATCAATTACGGAGCCCTGGGGAGCTCTAGCACAGCCGTAACGAATGCAGATACACAACTTGGCACAGAAGTCTTCCGAAAAATTGTAGCCTCGGCATCCTACACAAACAATGTGGCATTTATTGATTTCTTTTATGCGAAAGCCGACACAAATGGAACATATCAGGAATTTGGAACATTTATCGATGGAAGCGGATCGGCAAACTCAGGACAGATGTTCACACACACTTTAACTGGAGGCTGGACAAAATCGAGCTCAGAATCTATGACAGTATCTTGCCAATATTCCATAAATTAGTTATAATATGTTGTCAAAAAATTGCAAAACATGCGGAACGGAAATTATAAAAAAACCTACACATTCTAAAAAAGCGTGGGAAAATGTAAAATTCTGTTCGCATCAATGTGTAAGACCGACAGAGAGTGCAATTAAAAAGATGAGCGATAGTCAAAAGGAAAATTATAAAAAAGGCAAAGTATTCGGATTCCAGCCAGGACATCAAGATTTTACAGAAAACCATCATCAATTTACAACAGAACAAAGAGCAAAAGCCCATGCATCGGCAAGAGCTAACGGAACCGAGGGTGGCAAAGGAACAAAGCGACCGAACCGAACAGGTCCGAAACACCATAACTGGAAAGGCGGATACAAAAACAGATTACACAACAATCGATTAAGAGCATTAAGACAAAGAGGAGTTGGAGGGAGTCATACATTTGCAGATTGGGAAAATCTAAAAATGCAGTACAACATGACGTGTCCATGTTGCCATAGGGGAGAGCCAGAAATCGTGCTGACAGAAGACCACATCATTCCGATTGCGAAAGGAGGCTCAAACAACATCGAAAACATTCAGCCACTTTGCCGAAGTTGCAACAGCAGAAAACAAACAAACATAATTAAATATTAATGGCAGTACAAACAAAACGCATAGCATTCACCATTGACGTAGACGAAGAAGCGGTAGCACCAGCCAGCGTCAATGTTTTTATTTACCGACTCTTAAATGAGTTGGGTCAAGAACACGATATAAAAAGCGTCACCGTCGACGGCGTAACCGTGGCAATCAACAGCAGGGAGGACTTGTATAACTTGCCACTAGGAGAAAATCAAGACTTAACAAAAGAATAAACATATGGCAATTACAGCAGGTAGCGACATATTAGCTTCAGATTTTATAAACGCCTCTGCGGGTGTTGGTAGCGCAGCACACGGAGTTGTAACCGACAGCGCCGGAAAGATTGACCCGTCGTTTTTGTATCCAGTGGTTCCGTCAATTACTGCGCAATCAAACGTTTCAGCAGGAAACTTATTGAAATTAATATCAGGTGGGGTTGCCCCAATTGGGGCCATTCAAAATCAGGTATTGCAAAACACTGGAACGACAATAGCAGCAGACTCAATCTATGACGCTATTTATTTGAATTCAACAACCGTAGCGGTATTTTTTGACAACATTTCTTCGGGAAATATTAGATATTATTCGCTTGTAGTTGGTACGATATCAGGATCGGTAATAACGTGGGGGACGGTGGTATTATTGCAAACAGAAAACCAAGGCGGTTCACCAAGAGACGTCTATACCCCATTAAGATTAACTCAAGTTTCTTCGACTTGTTTTGTGGCCTCATTTGCTCACCAATTATCGGGCGTAGCCACACAAGAGGTAGATGCCTATGTTTGTACATTTTCAGGAACTACAATCACCGCCGGAAGCGTCCAGCACTTAGGAACAAGCGGATATCAACCGGTTGACGTTTGCTCACCTTCCAATGACGCCATTGCATACTCTTTATACCCAACGTCTGGAACTTTATACCCATACGCCGTAGCCGGAACAATTAACGAGTCAACAAGAGCAATAACCGCAGGATCAATTTTACAGATTTCCAGCACCGCCAACAGCATATCAAACGACAATAGGATTCACCTTCTTTCCTCAAACAGAATGCTCGTGACTTATTTCCAAAGCGGAACGACTATGTATTATGGAGTGCTTACGCTTTCAGGAACAACCCTATCAATTGTATCCCACGACAATACCAACGGAAACTTATCGGCGAGCGGAAGATTTGTGCAAGGGGCAACCGAAAATACTGGAATTTATGTAACGACTGCAGCATTTTATTTGAGCGAAAGCTCAGGAACAATAACCATATCGAGCTTCAATATTTTTGTGTCCGTAAAATCGATAATAAATCCTATTAGCGTTTATGATTCAGCTAATAATATCTTTTTAATAGTGACGACAACGAGCAATACGGTATCGTTAGTGCAATGCACTTCCGCAGGTTGCTCTTTAATTATAACTACAAAAATAACTACCGGTCTTAATGCGATAACATCAAACGGATGCCGGCAATTTATTGAAGTAGACCCAGCAACTTCCGGCGGAAACTGGCTCGCAAACGTAATAGGAACCTTTGATTGGAACTTTGTGATTGGATTTGCTCAATCAACCAAAACGGCAGGAAATCCTGTGCTAGTAAATATAACAGGTCAAATGGAGACAAACCAAAGCGGTCTATTCCTAGGATTAGACTATTATGCCAGCCCATCGGGAGGCATTACAGTAAACCCAACAACAACAATAAACGGCATCATATTTACCAACAAAAAAGTCGGTAGAGCGTATTCAGCGACCGCACTAGCAGTTAACATTTAAAAATTATGTTCAACAAACAAAAATTCATAGCATTTTATGCCAATCAGTCAGTCACCCAGGATGCCAGCAATTGCTATGACGCAATTCAAGCGGCACTGACAAAGTTTGGGATTTACTCGGACCTTGTTATGGCAGGAGCGATGGCAACAGTCAGGGTTGAAACGGCGCGGACATTTAAACCAATCAGAGAGTTTGCAGACGGCTCGGCATACGAGGGCAGGCATGATTTGGGAAATGACGTAGCCGGAGATGGACCCAAATTCAAAGGCAGAGGATACATTCAACTGACCGGGCGTTATAATTATGAAACATATCTGCATAAACTTGGTGTTGATTTAATTGGAAACCCTGACTTGGCATTAAACGTGCAGACCGCAGCAGAAATCTTCGCAAGATATTTCAAAGACCGAGGATGCGACGTGGCATGCAATGCACAGAATTGGACAAGAGTAAGATTATTGGTAAACGGAGGGACAAACGGACTGCAATTATTTTTGAGCGTCATCGCACAATATTTGGCATAACGAACAAAAAGGTCGAGCAACAAACAAAATAAAATTAAATATAGTATCTTTAAAAACATAAAAAGATACTAAAAAACAATGAATAAAGTAATTATTACAAGCGTAGTGACAGTGCCAAGCATGACAAAGACAGCAATTTGTTATAGGACAGTTGAAGAATCTGGGAAACCTTTGAGCGCCGGAACTTGGCTATTAGACCAAGTCGTAACCATTAACAATAAAGAGGAGCAGGATGCTCTTATAGCTTTGTTAAAACCAAGATCAGATTGGGAAATTACGTTGGATGAGGTTATTACATGGGCTGAAGTTTTAGCAGAAACATCCCAGGCTTAATATTCACTTAAAAAAACAGCAATGATTATAATAGCAACAGTTTTACTCGGAATTTTAACATCGTACATTGCGGAGTTAGTGACCGCAATAAACAAGAGACTCCAAAATACATTGTTGAAAGGAGACGGAGCATTCTTGGTAGCACTTGCAATCTCATTCGTGGGAGCGGTTGTAAGTGAAATAACGGCACCAGGATTTAAGATTGCCACACTAACAAACTGGCAAGCATTAACGGCAACGTTTACAGAAGTCTTCGCAGTCAGTCAGGTTTACTTTATGTTTGTAGTAAAAAAGTTAAACCTGGACATTCAGGAAGACGGAACAACGACTACAACCACGACAACGGTAAATCCAGCACCGCCGGCACCGCCAGTTGCATAGATATTACAAAAAATGCATAGATTCGGAAGCACCGCGCGGCTTGGAATTCAGTTTTTTGGCTCGTTGCTCAGCCCATTTGTACTGAAGCGGAATCTCTCTGCCTCGTTCTGAGTCGCACAGTGCTTCCGCAATCACAAAGCAAACCGAACAAGAAACACGCTCATACTCAGGCGTGTTTTTTGTTGTAAAAGTTATCCACTGTTTTATTGCTGACAAGCATTGACAAGGAATGATAAGAGGATTATACTGAAGACAGTTAAAACAAAGGTCGAAAAAGAGCAACAAAAATATTAATTAAAAAACACAAAATATGATAGCATTTATAATTTTATTTTTAATGATAGCGTTCTATTTTTTGCCTGCAATAATTGCATACAACAGTAAAAAGAGGAACGCAGGGGCAATCCTGGCATTGAATATTTTACTGGGCTGGACACTGATTGGATGGGTGGTTGCCTTAATCTGGGCACTCGCATACGAAGCAAAAAATTAAATAAAAAACATGAACGACACAATAAAAATAATCATCGGAGTTTTATTCGCATTGGCAGTCGCAGACATAATTGGATGGTGCAGTTGGAGCTTATCAGGACAAACACCACCGGACGGATTCTATGCTGGAATGCTGACCGCCAAAGTAATGGGAGCACCGCAATAACATGGCAGACATAAAAAAATGCAAAGGGTGCGACCAGGACATCCGCTGGATTAAAACCAAAGAGGGGAAATGGATGCCTTGCGAAGTCATGGGATTTCAGGGAATGACAGAAGCCGGAGAGATGGTGACAGTCTTCCAGCCTCACTGGAACAATTGCTTGAAAGCTAAAGACTTTAAAAAGCATGGATAAACCAGGTAGAATCATAATATCCATGCCATTGAGTTACTGGGAAATGCACGCCGGATTTTGGAAGCTGACACCACAGGACTTAAAAGATGCGATGAAGCGTGAAGATAAAATCATTGGCAGATTAAGAAATGGTGATATAATAAAGATAGGTAACGAAAGCAATAAAAGATAATCACCATGACAAAAAAAGGATATAAAATCACAAAAGAGCACAGAAGAAATCTAAGCTTATCGCATATTGGTAAAAGCCATCCAGCATCCGAAAAGCAAAAAAGACTGGTAAGAGAAAGAAGATTGGGAAAACCATTATCAGAAGAAACAAAGAAAAAGTTGAGCTTGGCACATAAAGGTAAACGCACTTCTCCAAAAACTGAATTCAAAAAGGGAGTGTATCAAGGGTTTGGATTTAAACCTGGTTCTAAATTATCCGAAGAACATAAAAAGAAAATAGGAGAATCTTTAATGGGTCACAAAACATCCAAACAGACAAGAGAGAAAATACGCCAGTCGCATCTTGGAAAAAGATTATTTAAAAACATTGGAGACCAAAACGGAAAATGGAAAGGTGGCGTGACGCACGAGCACGATTTGATAAGAAGAACTGATAAATACAAAAATTGGAGATCAGAGGTTTATGAAAGGGATGGATGGAGATGCATAGAGTGCCACCAAAAATGCCAGGCGATGGAGATAGTAGCACACCATATAAAATCTTTTGCTGATTATCCTGAGTCGAGGTTCGAAGTTAGTAACGGCATTACTCTTTGCAGGAGTTGCCATTTAAAAATTCATCAAAAATTAAAACCATGAAAAAAATAACTAAAAAATTAGGCATAAAAGAGGAAAAAGGAAAGTACTCGTCATGCTGTGGAGCACCAATGCTAAAAGGAGTGCAATGCGAAAACTGCGGATCCAACGGAAAATTCACAACCGGCACCGCAATCATAAAGAGAATGGACAAGTTGATTGATTTATTGGGAGTTAAAAAGCAGATGGAGAAACCAAAGGAAGAAACCGCAGAAAGATTTATAGACAATGGAGACGGAACCATAAGCGACACAAGAGTCATGCCAAACGGCAAGAGATTAATGTGGCAGAAGCAAGGAAGCCAGGAAAGACTGACATACGCCAAAGCCGAGGAATTCGTGGCGGAATTAAACCGAGAAGAATGGAACGACTGGAGACTGCCGACAAGAGAAGAATTGCTGACACTGGTGGATGACACAAAATATAACCCGGCGATTAACCCAATTTTTAAATGCGAGCCGGCAGGTTACTGGACAAGCACCCCGTACGCCTACTACCCCACGGACTACGCCTGGGTTGTCGGCTTCAGCGGTGGCGTCACCTACGGCTACGACCGCTACAATATCAACTATGTCCGGCCAGTCCGCCAGTATTAATTTGGTAATTTGATTATTAAAAAAATTAAAACACTCAAATGAAAAAACTAATATTGGAGGTCGAAAGCAATACGGTTACAGACATTGGATACGCCTTAAGAAAGGCGATGGAAGATTTGGAACAGGGATACTCAAGCGGAAGCCTTAGCAACGAGGATAGCACAGGATATTGGAAGATGACCGATGCCGAGGCATAAAAATTGACATTATATAAAAATGGCGTCCAAAAGTGGTATAATAAAGACAGCACAAATGAAACCGAGCGACAGCATATCATTAACCAAAAAAAATGATTATATCAAGTAAAAAAAGCATCGTTTGCGCCTGCACAATTATAACTGCAATCGCCATTTTTAGAACAGGGATGGTGCCAAAGCTCATAGAAATCGCCCAAGGAGCGCAAAACCAACCCAAGGTCGCATCGGTAAGTAAAACAGCAACCGAACAGCAACCCAATCCTATATCGCAGCAATACACCCCACTACAACGAGCGTGGATTGATAAATTAGAGGCATGCGAGAGCGGAGGACATGCAGAAATTACAATTTTTGATAGCAACTCCGAATATAGCTACGGAATTTTGCAATTTCAAATGGATACATTCATGGCATTTGGAAAGAAATACGGATTTTTAAATGCTGAAACAACAATCACAGATGCATTAAAAATTATTCATGACGTAGGATTGCAGGAAGCAATAGCCGGAAAGATGCTGACAGATGGACTACAAAACCGATGGCAGGTGTGCTATCATAAAATTAATGAAGCATATCCCAAAAATTAAATGCAAACAGTGCACAGAAGAATTCCAACAATGGAGCGGAGACCCAAAACGAAGCCACTGGAGAAAAGAATTCTGTAGTCGGAAGTGCCAGTATGCATCTTTTAAAAAACCGATTACAGGATTTAAAAATTGCCTGGAATGTGGAAAGAAGATGCCATACAGAGAGACACTAAAGGTCAGATCATACGCCGGAGTTTTTAGTGCCAAATCAAAATACTGTTCCAAAAAATGCCTTTGTACAGCAATAAACCGATTACCAAGAAAACCGAGGACTGGACCAAGCCCATTAAAAGGCAGAAAAAGAGACCGAGCAGCCTGTTTAAAATCATCCATCGCACAACGAGGAGAAAAGCACTGGAACTGGAAAGGCGGAATAAGCAAAAGCAATCAGAGCGACCGAAGCTCAATAAAATATAAGGAATGGCGCCGGTCAGTTTTTGCAAGAGACAATTACACCTGCGTAGAATGCAATTATAAAGGCAAAGGACTGGAACCAGACCATATCAAAAAGTGGAGCGATTATCCGGAACTAAGATTTGTAGTAAGCAACGGTAGAACTTTATGTCACGATTGCCACGAAAAAACTCCAACATACCGCAATCGTAAGTTATCCACACCTGACAAGGTTTGACAAGGAACAATAAGCAAGTTAAGATACAAATATGAAAACAGCAACAAAAATAAACCCAAAGGAATGGTTTACATTGCAAGACATCGTCCGGGAGAAAATGTTTCCATGGGCAACTTCTTTCTGGTCGACAAGAAGACTCGTGGCTTTAGATGCCAAAAAGAGCAACATCCTAAAGGCAAACATCACTGGAGTCGGACGCGCAAAAAAGTATCATTTTAAAGGAGAGAATATAATTAAATTCATAGAGAAGTTTGAGTCTGGAAAAATCAAACTTTAAAAACAAAAACAAATGGACCCACAAAATTCATTGAGCAAATATTCGAAAGCAGTCCAGGCGGTCAAAGACCACCAGGAAAAAAACAGAGAAGTGTTTGACGCGCACAAAAACCTTTTAATGCAGGTAATTGACGCAGAGGGAGAATTAAGAGACGCCGTAGCCGAAAACGGAGCCAGCATAAGCGATGAGTCAACAAAGGTGACAGTTACGCCACAGACTCAGACATGGGCGGACATTCCGACCATTGACGCATTGATAACACAAGGAAAGATATCGGCAACATTGAGGACAGAGATTGTAAAGACCCAGCAGAGACCGCCAAGAATAACAATAAGTGAGGTAAAAACAAGTAAATAAAAGCCATGACAGAAGAAGACTTTTTATTATTTTTTGGAGACGACTTCGAGGACGACGGTTCTGATGAAGAAGAATCGGACGACAGCGAAGACGGAGATCCAATGGATGATGACGGAGCTGATGATGACGACGGACTGGATTATCCAGCTGACGAAATCGGAGAAGAAGATTAATATTTAATTTTTATCAAAAACAAATTATGAGCAACGAACCAAAAAATACGCACATAGCGACTACGCCAAACAAGCGACCGCTGACGCCATTCGAGAACCTAAAAAAGGAAATGGCAGGCGAGCTTATGAAGCAGGTCAAAAATTACTACGCCGGGAATAAAGACGAGGCAATGCGCTTCATGACATCGGCAGTAGAATACGTGCGAAGAACTCCAAAACTGCTCGAATGCGACAAGCCCTCTTTAATGATGGCTTTTTTGCAATCGGCGCAATTTAGATTTTTACCAAGCGGAGTGTCAGGAGAAGCATACGTCATACCTTACGGAAGCCAGGCGAAATTCCAAATCGGATACCAGGGCGTTATTACATTGCTTTACAGGACAGAAAGAGTCTCAACCATCAACGCACAGATTATTTACCAGAACGATGAGTTTGAATATTTAGAGGGATTGGATCCGAAGTTAATTCACAAACCTGCAATGTTTGGAAAACCGAGAGGAGAGGCAATCGGAGTTTACGCAGTCGCACAGATGAAAGATGGCGGAAAGATATTCAAGGTTATGGACAAAAACGCAGTGATGGCCATAAAGAATTTGAGCAAGGCAAAGAACGTAAAAGATAGCCCATGGAACAGCGACAGAGACCCTGAAAAATGGATGTGGAAAAAATCGTGCCTCCTACAATTATCAAAGCTTCTCCCAAAGACTCCGGATTTGCAAAAGGCAATTGAAAAGGACATGGATGGAGAGGGAATTGAAAAGGCAGACTTAGATGCTGGAGGACTGGCAGTCGGCGGATCATATCACAATCCAAAAGATTTGGAAGCCGAAGAAGCAAACGTAAAAGACAAACCAGCCGGGCAAGATCAAGATGACGACATACCAATTATTAACGAAGAAAATTAAAAATGAAATTAGAAATTGAAACATACGAATTATGGGCAGTCGTTCCGATTTGCCTGACAATCGTCGCAATCGTTGCCATAATTTATCACATATAAAGTTCTCCACTGTTGACAAGGGATTACAAGGAGTGATAAGATTAAGGTAATATAATTAATGTTTTTTATCAAAACCACATGAATAAAGAGCAACCACCGGCAGAGCCGAAAACCGCGCTCATGCCAGTCAACAAAATGAGCTACTCGGGGCTGACGCAGCTTTTGAGGAATCCGCTCATTTTTAAATTGAAGTACATATTAAATGTGTACGACGGAAAAATAGGAGTCCAGGGAATGATAGGCAGGGCGGCGCACGAGGCGCTCAAGGCCTATTATGGACCGGAGACTCACCCGGAAATATGGGGTGAGCCAAGAGAGCACGATGAAGCCGTGGCAATGGCAATAGACGCCGGAGCCAAATACATCGAGGACTTCGAGGACTCATACATAAATTACGGCAAGACAGGGAGTCGCGAACAGCTACTGAAAGGTTATCACCAGGCGATGCAATTTTACTTCGCAGAGGAACCAGAATACAACGAGATTTTATTCTCGGAAGAAAAGCTGGAAGCCAACCTCGAAACGGTGGACGGAGACAAACTGCCACTTCCAGGAACCGGAATCCCGGACATTGTGCACAAAAGAAAAGACGGAGGCGTGGAAATTATTGACTGCAAATTCACAAAAAGCTTCACAGATTACGAGACTGAAGACTACATAAAAATTGTGCAGGCACAATTCTTATGGCATTTATTGCGCGGACAATGCGACATCAACGCCGACCGGATGATTTTCAGGGAAATAAAAACCACCGAGAACACAAGAGAGAACGCCGGCAAGCCACAGATTAGAGACTACGTCATACCATTCAGTCACGAGCAATACAGAGTTATTTTTTACAATTTATACAAAGACGTGGTGAGATTTTTGGCAAACCCATCGAGCGTTTATTTGCCGAACTTAAGCGATCCATTTGACGGAGAACAATCAGGACTTTTATATGCCCAGGGATTGCTGACCGCTGACATGAGCGACGTGGAAGTGATGCATAAAGTAAAGGACGTGCAATTTGCCACAAAGAAATTCATAGCCAGTAGACTGGACAGAGTAGAGAACCAGCATTTGAATCCGGAAGAAAAAATCAAATTGCGATTGGCAGAATTTGGCATACCCATAGAGCCCGAAGAAATAAAGGTGGGAACCAGTGTAACACAATATAGATTTAAAGTATCAGCCGGAGTCAGAATGGGAGTTTTTGAAAAGCATAAAGCAGACATTGCAAGAGCCATTGAAGCTAAGAATGAAATAAGAATTTTGGCGCCGATACCAGGAACGTCGCTGGTAGGAATCGAAGTGGCAAATGACCAAAGGAACGTGGCATAT